CTTTTTGGACGGCATGGGCGCGCCACCCATCAGCTGATTCACTAAATCATCGAGATTATGTTTAGATACCTCTCGCTCGGCTGAAACCAATCCTTTTTCCCAATCTACGTCAAAATCTTGCTTTTTAAAGAAATTACCGAATTTTCCAAGGTCTGTAGAGGGATCCATTGTCGGAAAGTTGATAACTTTGCGCATTTCGCCGTCAAAAAGGGCGTTAAAGGCAATATCTTCGCCTTTCATGTCGTCTAAAATGCTATCTAGGGCTTCTAACTCAATATCATCGAGTTCCCGGAGCAATTTTTCGGGTTTTTTGGTGGAAATATCGAAATTTTCCAATAATTGTGCTGTTTTTAGCAGAATTTGCTCGTCATTTAACATTTTTAGACATATCCAAAGCTTTCTCCAGTAAATAGATCGGAATTTCGGTATTAGCTATGTCTTTTATCTCTTCAATGGTAACCCATTTGTAATCATCGTGCTCAATTTCGTTGGTTTTAGGGTTAGGTTTATCAACGTTCACATCACCCTCCCACTTTAAAGTCAAAAAATAATATTTCTTCTCTTTTGGTTTTCCCAAATATTGGAGATCACTCACGTTACACTTGAGTCCTGCTTCCTCGTGTAGTTCTCTCACTGCTCCGGCCTCCAAAGAGCTGTCCATGTCGTCTATATGACCGCCCGGAAGGGTCCACTGTCCTTCTCGCTTATCTATATTGGAGCGCCTGATAATCAAAAATTGCTGCTCATCATTTAGACAGGCAACAACTCCTACTGTTTTTAGCTCACCTTCCGTGAGAAATGTGTTCCAATTATATTTCATTTACATGCTTTTGGACGTTTACCTAAATGCCCACGACAAAAATCGCCAAGGGCTTTATCTATTTTAACCTTATTAATTGGTACAACCCAAATCATATTCTCTTGAACCTGTGTACTCGGGTAGTATTCTACGTCAACACCATATAATACACCAATCTGCTGTCCTTTTAAAGTATAAATCATTGAACCAGAACACCCGAACCACCCATAAGTCTGTAAAATTATGTGTTTTCCAATACCGGGCCCATTTTCATACCCTGCCACTCGACCGGTAAAAGACATCAATTTATGAGTGGAGGGATACCCCGAATAAACTATATTGGTTCCCACACTAGCCACGTCTTCCAAAGGATTAAACTTTATTGGATCTACAGCCCGAAAGGGAGTGGCAAGATATAAAATTGCTATATCGTTGATGGGGTCCGAGTAAATCAAGGTGCCAATATGAGACTCTTGTTTATACGTCACCAAATAACTTACACCCAATGGTCCATCTGACACGTGCTGCGCAGTAAACACTAAGTGAACATCTTTATACTTAATATAAGAACCTGAACCGTGTCCACCGGAGAACGGAACTGTGACTCTAACAGCAGCCTGACGGATTCTAGTTTCTATAGTGGACATACTAGAACTTATATTTTCATTAGGCTTGTCAGGAGTATAAGGTCCATTACCCGGCGCCGCATAAATTGTCGTTGATATCAACATTAATAATAATAGTTTTAAATATTTCATTTTTTATTCCTTATGGGCCAGTGTCGGTAGGTGAAACAGGCGGATAATATCTATAACCTATTTCTACCAATGCAGAACCCGCGGGAATAGTTGAAAAGTAAACTGTGTTATCGGTTGATGAGTATATCCACGTGGTCATTCCGGAGTCTTGGACAACCCCGTTTATAAATACGCGTACTGAATCAGGTTCTGCTGGATGGGTTAACGTCCAGGACTCATGGGGTTCTATAGAGGCCGCGGCATCTGCTACGCCGGCCGTCCAATCATCTGCGCATATATCAATTATGTTGCCACTAAAAGCAGCGGTGGCATCCATATAGCGAGTTCCCACATCAATTGGGTTGGGGGTAGTTAAACACACTGATTCTGTAGCATCCAAGTTTATGATGCTGGCCATAAAAACGGAACCTCCACGAATACTTCTATACCAAGTTATAAAATCGGGGACGTCTATGAAGTGATCATCACTTTGCTCCTGCTCGTCAGAAACAAAAACTACCAAAAGGCCAGCGGTGGGTCTCATCCATGTTGTAGCATATGGGTCGTTTATAATGTATTCGTAAACAGAATCAAAGCCTTCTTCTCTACCACCTCTACCCATAGCAGAATACATGGCCTCCGCATCAAATATATCATCACCAGGGACTAAGGGGAACTGATCTTCAAGTACTGCTTGCCCGGGATCATTGGGAATCATGGCTAAACGCCAGCTTGTAGGAGGCAGAGCCGACAACATAGTTTCAATACCCAGTAATAACTGTGCGTCAAACCGGTGCATCGAACCCGAAGTATCGATAACCCACAAAATATCTATTCCATCTACAGTGTTTGGCTGTATAAAGGAATCAACCCAGATTAATCCAGGATCATCAACACCAGTATCAATATAAACTGGTACTTCTACTTCGATATATACGGGGACTTCTACTTCTTCGGTCACTGTTTCCGTTACAGTGACTGTTTCGGTTTCAGTAATATAGATGTATTCAGTTTCGCCTCCCTTTACTATGCCGTAATCCGTAGTGCACCCGAGAGAACATATAATGGCCAGTATTAAGTTTTTCAATTCTTCGCCCGCCTATTACTAACTATGTCGAATTTTCGTTTCCGTCTTTTATTAAAACAAAACTAAGCAAGATCATATTGACAAAAGCCAACACTTGAAGTTCTTTGTTGGATTGCACCGCGCCCACGAATAAAACGAATATATTTGCAAACCATGCAGTGTAGCACATACCAACATAGAGTTTTTTTGCTTTTTCTATGAAAGGTCTCACAAGGTAACTACGCGGGGTAAGACAAAACCTCTATAATTTGATTTGTAAAAATAGTTTCAGTTGTATGGCTAGCAAGAAGATATATTGAAACAGATGAAAAAAGTGAAGTCTGCGCACCGGCAATATTTTTGAGAATAAAGCCCTTCGTAATGGTCTCCGTCCCAGACGCGTCATATACTTTTGCAGATACAAGCGTGCCGGCAGGGGGTGCACCAGAATTTGAATCAGTTAAATCGCGATTTTTTCTGTCCAATTTTTTCTCCTAAATTTTTTGTTTTAAAAATCAATGTAACATCGCTAACTAGCACACACAACCAGCTACAAGCTCCCAAAGTGAATTAGTCGCTCAGACGTCACCATATTCTTTAAGCCATCCTCAGAATAGAATTGATGAAGCTCGCGTGTCCAGTATACCTCCCACACCCACAAATAAAAGTCATGCTCTCGCATAACAGCACCGTTATCGAATCGACTAATCAGAATGCCGATATCCTTGCTAATGGTATCGTACAAAATATCGCCGATCTTAAAATCGTATGCGCCCACATATTATATATGAGGCAAATTAATTAAAGATTGGTGACGGGTTTATGACGCGCATCTTTATCGTGCACACTTCACTTTTTTCATCTGTT